GCTACTTATGCTTATGGTGGTTATGTAGAAGGTGAATAATGCCAAATAAAAAAGTAGATAAAATAAAAGGTTTATATCAAAGCCTTAGGACTGCAGAAAGAGACCAATGGTTGTCAATAAATCAACAAGGATATGACTTTGCTAATGATAATCAATTAAGCGAAAGCGAGAAGAAAGTTCTCGAAGAGGCTGGAATGCCTACTTTTACTATCAACAGAATAACACCTGTTGTAGAAATGCTTAATTATTATGCAACTGCAAATAGTCCAAAATGGCAAGCTATTGGTTCAGATGGAGATGATAGTGATGTTGCAGCAGTTTTTTCAGATATGGCAGATTATATCTGGTCTCTTTCTAACGGTCAGACTCTACTTTCTAATGCAATAAATGATGCAATTACTAAGTCTTTAGGCTATTTAGTTGTAACAATAGACAAAGATGCTGATAGAGGAATGGGTGAAGTTGTATTGCAACAACCTGATCCATTTGATGTATATGTAGATCCTAAATCAAGAGATGCTTTATTTAGAGATGCAGCATATATTATGATCAAAAAGATGCTACCAAGAGAACATCTTTTAAATAAGTTTCCTGATTATAAAAAGAAAATTCTATCAGCGAATGCCTCAGAATCAGAAATAAGTTTAAGCAGAAGATCTCTTGATGGAGAAAGAAAAGATATTCTTCAACAAGATTTAAACTATGCTTATAAAGATGATGGCTCTACAGACGACCTTGTAGAATACTTTGAATATTATGAAAGGATAAGAATACCTTTTGTAAATGTTTTCTATAAAAAACCTTTAACTCCTCAGCAATTAAAAGAAGCTAAAGCAAGAGTTCAGGTTAAAATACAAGAAATGTTCCAAGAGCTACAAGTTCAATTTATAGAACAGCAAAGACAAATGCAACAAGCTGTTCAATCGGGAGAAATGCTTCCTCAAAGATTCCAGCTTGAAATAAAAAAAGCTGAAGAATTAATGCAAAAGCAACTACAAGATGCTCATATAAAATTCATGACTGAAATACAGAATGAAATGTCTAAAGTAGAAAACAAAGTTATTTCAGAAAAAGAATTTAAAGAAATGATGAAGTCAAGCAAGTTTGCTGAAATGGTAACTGATACTATTAGATTTCATGATACAAGAGTTCAAATAAGCTGTGTAGTTGGAGACAAGCTTTTATATGAACATATTTTTCCAGAAAAAATAAAAGATTATCCTATCATACCATTTAACTATAAATGGATAGGAACACCTTACCCTATATCTGCTGTTTCTCCTTTAGTAGGCAAGCAAAGAGAGTTGAATAAGGCTCATCAATTAATGATTCATAATGCTTCTCTCGGTTCCTCCTTGCGATGGATGTATTATGAAGGAAGTATAGATACAGAAGTTTGGGAAAAATATTCTTCCAGTCCTGGAGCTTTGCTACCTATAAATCATGGATATGAAACACCAAAAGAAGTTTCACCTTCTCAGCTCTCTAATGCTTTTTTTACTATAACTGGTGAAGGCAAAAGAGATATGGAATATCTTGCAGGTATATATTCTGCTATGCAAGGAGATACAGGTGCTACTCAAGATATGCCTTATCGTGGTATGCTTGCAATGGATGAGTATGGAACAAGAAGGGTTAAATATTGGTTAAAGCATTC